CCACATTGCCGCCATCATGTCTTTCACTGGAGAAGTCATGGAACACCGCATTAGACCCAATGAAGTGGTTCTGGCTTACAGCTCTTCCGGAGAATTATCTGTGAAGTTTGGCTTCAAGTTCTACCTGCCGCTTTCTGGTGAGTCCGTCCCTGTCATGACGCCGGCTCTCAAGGAACCGCCATCTACCATGAAGAATCCTACCGGAGCAGAACATCCGGAATTCCTGGCTACACAGACGTGGGAAGCCGTACAGCATCTGCTGGATGAAACGGAACTGTACATAAAAGGCAAGCGTGCCCAGGGAAATTTATTTGAATCCGATACCGAATAATCCTTCCTGGATGAATGAGTTACTGGGGATTAGCCGGCGGTGCTTGTGTGCTGCCGGCACATCCTTAATCCTAAGAGAAAGGAGGGGATACCGTGGCGGATAAAAGAATGATGAGCAAGTCTGTGATTGATACGGACATGTTCCTTGATATGCCTGCAAGTACGCAATGCCTGTATTTCCATATGCTGCTGAGAGCAGATGATGACGGCTTTTTAAAAAATGCCAAGACCATCATGCGCACTGTGGGGGCATCGCCAGATGACGTGAAGCTTCTCATAGCTAAGCGGTATTTAATCCCGTTTGAAAGCGGAATCATGGCCATCAAGCATTGGCGGATCCATAACTACATCAAGAAGGACCGCTATAAGCCAACGGATTGCGAAGAAATCAAGCTGCTGGAAGTGAACGAAAAAGGCGAATATGTCTTAGCTGAACCAATGCGGAACCAAGTCGGCTCCAAAATGGAACCAACCTGTATCCAGTCTGGAACCGTACTGGAACCAATGCGGAACCAAGTCGGCTCCAAAATGGAACCTCAGGTTAGAGATAGAGATAGGTTAGAGATAGAGATAGGTAAGGATAGAGATAGTAGAGAGAGTAGTAGGAAGAAAAGCTCTGCCAACAACTCAACTGCTGCTCATAAATTCGTAAAACCTACTCTTGAAGAACTCAAGGCATACATTGCCGAGAATGGATATACATTCCCTGCCGAAGCTTTCATGGACTATTACGAAAGCAATGGCTGGAAGGTGGGACGGAATCCTATGAAGTCATGGCAGGCTACGTGCAGGACATGGCAGCGGCATGAACTGCCCCGTAAAGAGCAGGACAACCAAGGGCCCGTATCACCGGAGATTGACAATAT